ACTGTGATTGTTGACGAGCTGCATAGCTTCAGCACGCCGCGGCAGGTTGAGTTGTGGGCTGCGATGCAAACCGCAACAGGGGCCCGCGAGCTTCCCTTCACTTGCAGCATCACTACTGCTGGTTATGACAAGACCACGATTCTTGGGCAGCTTTACAAGGCGGCGATCGACTTGCCGCAGCTCGAGGCCCGCGAAGACGGCTCGCTGCTAGTTGCCCGTGATGATGATTCAGGGTTTCTGTTCTGGTGGTATCACGTGCCTGAGGGCACTGACATTGAGGACGAGGCCGCTTGGATGCGCGCTAATCCTGCTTCGTGGGTTACGGCTGACGTACTTCGGCAGCAGCTTGAGTCTCCGAGCATGGATGTCAACAGCTTCTTGCGGTTGCATTGCAACGTTTGGACTGTGACGCGCACCGCCTGGCTGCCCACTGGCTGCTGGGACGGCATGCTTGACGCATCCGCAACACCTGAGCTTGGGCAAACGATTTACGTGGGCGTTGACGTTGGCTTGGTTCACGATTGCACGGCTGTGTCGATCGCGTGGGTGCGTGACAACACGGTGTGCGTGAAGTCGCATGTCTTTAGTGCTGTAGCGGATGTGCCGGCGCATGAGTATTACGACACGGGCCGCATTGACCTTGAAGACGTTGAAAGCTACATTCGTGAGCTCGCAGACAAGTACCACATTGCCGAGCTGGTCTTTGACCCTAGATTCTTTGAACGCTCGGCGCAATCCTTGAGCGCTGAGGGTTTGACGGTCGCACCGCTGCACCAATCGAGCGCAGCTATGTCTGACGCTTATCAAGAGTTTTACGCGAGCGCGCGTGAAGGCCGAATTAGGCATGACGGCGATCCTGTCCTGGCGGAGCACGTGGCCGCGACCGCGGCTAAGCAAACACCGCGCGGTTGGAAGATCAGCAAGATTGACCAAAGCAAACGCATTGACGCTTGCGTAGCGACCGTGATGGCTCACTGGCGCGCGTGGCGCTCCGTGGCCGAGGGCGGCGATGAGGGCTTTCTGCTGTGAAAATCGTTTGTTGCTTGTCTTGGTATGACGAGAGCCCCGCGTGGCTTGCCACTGTTGTTTCTGCCGCTGCTAGGGCTGGTTGCAATCACATCGTTGCCGTAGATGGGCCTTATGCTTTGTTGACGGCTACGGGTCGCAGTAGTGGCGTGCTGCAGCAGGATGCCGTGACGCATGCCGCACACGTCGCCGGTATCGGCTTGACGCTGCACGTGCCTGACTCACCCTTTGGTGGCAATGAGGTTGAGAAGCGCAGTTTGATGTTTCGGTTGGCTGAGCAGATTACAACCGAGGACGATTGGCTGTGGGTCCTTGACGCTGACTGCTTCGTGACAAAAGCTGTTGATCTTCGGCGCCGGCTAGAACAAACCGACTTAAACGCGGCTGAAGTCATGGTTTGCAACAGCAGTGATCCGCAAGTCATCAAGGTAAGTCAACACAAGCAGCCAATCAGGTTGCTTTACAGGGCGATGCGGGGCCTTGAGGTTGCGGGCGCGCACTACTTCTACCGCTATCCCGTCGATGATGGGTTTAGTTACCTTTGGGGGCAGCCGCCGCTCGAGCCCGCGTTGCAGCTGCATGATGTTGAGGTTGAGCATTGGAGCGAACAACGCGATCAGCTGCGTCAGGCTGAGCAGCAGGCTTACTACCACCGCCGTAGCGAGGTTGGCGCTGAGCGGCTGCATGAAACTTGGGTTGAGGGCGTTAATGGGCAACCAGTCAAACTACGGGGGTAACGCATGCCAGTTTGGTGCTTGAAGATTGCGTGGCGCATTAGGGGCCGCCGGTTGGTGCGTATTCATCAGAAGGACGGGTTGCCGAGCGTTGAGGGCGTCCTGGTTGGTGTTGCTGCTAAGCGTTACATCGTTTTGAGTGCCGTGATGCTTGGGGATGGTGGCGCGACTGAGTTGGCGGGCCATGTTGAGATTCCTAAGGAGAACGTGATGCTTGTGCAGGTACTACCGTGAGACTTTTGAACCGTGCTGGCCGTGACGTGAGCATCAGAACCTTTGGTGTTGATACGAGCGTGGCGCCAGGACCACTGGACATTGGTTCTGCGCGTGTTGACGCTTCGCCTGTGCAAAGCATTGGCCTGCCGGCAGTTATGGCCGCGGTGCGCCTCGTTGCTGATTCCATTGCTGCTATGCCCGTCAAGGTTTATGATCGTGCCGGCGCGCTCGATCGGCAACTAGCTGACAGCACGCAGCAATACAAGCTGCTGCACAACAGCCCAAACCTTGAGCAGTCCGCGTTTGAGTTCATTCAGGACGTTGTTTCTAGCGTTGAGTGCTTCGGTAACGCTTTTGTGCTGAAGACGATTGCGCAGGGGCAGGTGCAGGAGCTTCGTGTCCTTTCGGCTAGTCGCGTGACGGTTAAGGCTGACGCTAAGGGTCAGTTGACGTTTGAGATTCAGGACGGCGCTGACACAAAGACACTTACGAATCGTGAGATTTTGCATGTTCGGGGCCTTGCTCCGTTTGGTGGCGCGTCCGGCGTAAGCCCGTTGACGCTGCACCGTTCGACGTTGGGTAACAGTGTGGCTGTGCAGTCGTTTGCTGGCCGCTACTTCGCTAATGACGCGACACCTGGCCTTGTTTTGAAGATGCCACAGAACTTGAACGCGCAACAGGCTGAGGAAATTGGTAATCAGTGGAATCAAGCGCACCGCGGACTAGTTAACGCTCGCAAGACGGCTGTGCTTGGTGGCGGCGCTGACCTGCAGGTGTTGCCCGTCAGTATGGTTGACGCTCAGTTTGCTGAGATGGCAAAGCTCGGGATTGAGGACGTTGCACGCATCTTTGGCGTGCCTGCCGAGCTAATTACTGGCGCACCTGTGACTGATCCGCAAAAAACGGCTGAGCACTTCTTGAAGTTTTGTTTGGCGCCGCGGCTTCGTCGCATCGAGGCAGCGTTCGCCCGCGACACTGACTTGTTCCCTGAGCAGCTGACGCTTTATCCTGAGTTCAACGCTGACGCTTTGCTTCGGCCGGCGACACGCGAGCGCTACGAGGCATACCGCGCAGCTAGGCAGGCCGGTTGGCTGAGCCCTAACGAGATCCGTGCGCTTGAGAACTATCCGCCGACGCCTGGTGGCGAAGAAATCCAAATGACACCTGTCGGCGGCGCACCTAATCCCGTTTAATGGCTGATCTAACACCTAACGCTGGAATGGCGGCGGCTGCGCAGCAAGGACTTGACTGGCGCACCGAAGGCTTAGGTGGCGACGGGCTTGTTGAAGCAACAATTAGTGACGCTAGAAAAATGGCGAACCGTGAGCCACTTTCTGAATCGAAGGTGCGGCGTATGCCCGCTTGGTTCGCTAGACACGCAGTTGACTTGGAGGCACCACAAAATGATCCTGATAACAAAGACTATCCTGGTGCCGGCCGTGTGGCGTGGCAACTTTGGGGCGGCGATGCTGGCCGCAGTTGGGCGGATGTAAAGGTGCGTCAACTAGACGAAGAAACACGCGCTCTCGGTCGGGGCGGCGATCACATTATCTGCGACATTGACGGCACACTACTCAATAACGGCACTGAGCCGATCGTCAACACGATTGACTTTCTGGATGCGCGTCCTGAGCCCGTGTGCATAGTGTCGGGCCGCAAAGAAGCCGAGCGCGCTGACACCGTTGCCGCCCTCGATGCTGCAGATGTTGATTACTACGAGCTTTACTTGAATGACACGGACGCAGGCACAATCGAGTTTAAAACCAGTGTTGCTGAGGCACTTATGGCTGAGTACAACATTGTGCTCGCTATTGACAATGATGAAGCAGCTCGAGCCGCGTATAACACGCTTGGTATTACGACTTTGGCGCCAGATGACATTGAGGCTGCGGGGGCGGCCGATCAACCAGAGGATGCAATGAACACGTTTAGACACACTGCCCCCGTAAAACTTGAGGTTAGGGAATCAGCAATGGGTGCTGAGTATCTAACGGTGACGGGTTACGCAGCCGTCTTTGATCAAATGAGCCATGATCTTGGTGGTTTCCGTGAGGTCATTCAGCCAGGCGCGTTTGCTGACGTGCTCGGCGCCAATCCCGATGTGCACCTAGTGATCGGTCATAACATGGACTTGCCGCTTGCGCGTACTCGTAATGGCACGCTTGAGCTTGGTGAGGACATTCGCGGCTTGAAGATGTGGGCTCGCATCGACTCACGACTCAGTTACGCGAAAGACCTCGCGGTGCAGCTGAAGTCAGGTCTCGTTGACCAAATGAGTTTCGCGTTCACGATCCCAGAGGGTGGCGACACGTGGAGCGTTGACGACTCAGGCGCGGTTACACGCACCGTGAACCGCATTGACGGTCTTTATGACGTGAGTGTTGTTGCCGCGGGCGCGTACCCGCAAACTGATGTTCAAGCTGTGCGCGCACTTCTGCGTGACGCAGCTAACAAGGGTTTAATTCCCGCAAATCTTGTGGACACTTCGCAGCCGGAAACGGTTGGGGGTGATTCCGTCGAGCAACATGCTGGCGGGACCGTCGAGTCAGATACTGGCGGTCGGCAGGCTATCCAAAACCTGCAAGCAGCTAAGGCAAAAACCAAAGCTGCCCTTCATAACCATTCGAAAGGACTCTAATGAGTTCGATTGATGAACTAACTCGCGCGCACAATGTTGCCGTTGAGGAAATGCACGCCGCTGCTGCGGCTATTGAGACTGCTGACGAATCAGCCGATCTCGACGCCCTCCAGGGTGAGTTTGATAGCAAGCTCGAAGTTGCTGAGCGCGCTAAGGGTGCTGTTGAGGCCCGTGAAGCACTGATGACTGCCCGTGACGCAATGACCGTTAAGCCGGTTGCTGACGTCAAGGTTGAAGTCATCAGCAATGAGCAGGTTTACCGGCCCGATCGCCCTGAGCGCTCGTACTTCCGCGACCTGTACCTGTCAAAGACGAAGGGTGATCGTGAAGCAACTGATCGCCTTTCCGGTCATGCACTGGCAACACGTGACATCAACACCACTGATACAAGTGGTGGCGATTTCGTGCCGCCTGCGTACCTTGTCAATGAGTACATTGCTAAGGCACGTGCCGGCCGCGTTACTGCTGACCTTTGTTCGAAGTTCGCTCTGCCTGGTGGCACCGACTCGATCAACTTCCCAGCAATCACGACTGGTACCGCTAACGCGGCTCAGGCATCGCAGAACAGTGCGCTGCAGGAAACTAACCTGGTAACTGCAACCGTCACGGCTCCGGTCACGACGATTGGTGGTATTCAGGATGTTTCGGTTCAGCTCGTCGAGCAGAGCCCGATTGCGTTCGATCAGGTTATTTTCGCTGATCTTGCGGCTTCGCACGCGCAGGCCATTGGTAGCGCGGTCATTAACGGCACTGGTGCTTCAGGAACCCTTGAGGGGTTTGTGAACGCTGACACTGTTAACACGATCACGTACACCGACGCATCACCTACGGCTGCTGAAACGGTTAGCAAAATTGCTGACGGTATCCAGCAGGTTGCATCAGCTCGCTTCTTGCCTGCTGACGCAATTGTCATGCATCCTCGGCGTTGGTACGCCCTGAGTGCTGGTGTTGATGGTGGCGGTCGCCCGCTGGTTGTTCCTACCGCTCAAGCAATGAACACGTTCGGTACTGCCGAAGGTGTTGCTGCTGAAGGTTCGGTTGGAAACATCCTCGGACTGCCTGTGTACCTTGATCCGAACATCGCCACGAACACTGGCGCATCGACGAATCAGGACATCATCATCATCTCGCGTTTTGCTGACGCTTACCTTTTCGAAGGTACGCCGAAGGCTGAAGTATTCCGTGAGACGCTCTCGGCTGAAGCGACTGTTCGTTTTCGCCTTTACAACTTCGTTGCGTTCACTGCTGAGCGCTACGTCGGTATCAACACCTCGATCGTATCTGGAACGGGCCTGGTTTCGCCTAGCTTCTAGAACGTTGGTGTGATTAGCCCTGTCAAAACATGACAGGTGTTAACTGCGGCGCCCTGATTGCCACTACGTGGCGTGGGCTTAGGCAGGGGTTTGATTCCCCTGCCGTCGCTTGAAACAAGATTTAAAGGAGTTGGCTATGAGCCAGCAACAAATCGCAGCACTCATTCGTGAACGCGCCAGCCTTGAGGCCCGCGGCTTACCTGATCGCGTTAAGCAAGTTGATGAGCAGCTGCGTCTGCTGGGCGCTAAGGGTGTGACGCCTGCTAAGCGTGCTGAGAAGCGTGTGCCCAAGAAGGCGCGTAAGTAATGGCAACGGGTGACTTGTGCACGCTTGCTGAAGCCAGGGCGTTCCTCGAGCTGCCTGTGGCTGACACGGCGCGTGACAGTCTGATTACTACGACGATTGCTGCGGTTAGTAAAGCAATTCATGAGTACACGCAGCGTGAGCTTTATCCTGCGGGGTCGGCTACGCGCGTGTTTAAGTTGCCGCTCGGCAATTTCATCATGCCACTTACGCCACACGACTTACGATCCGTTACGTCAATTACGTTGCATGCTGACGAAACTGGTCTTGTTCTTACTGCCGCGGATTATCAAACGCAACCTGTACTGAATCCTGACGGCATGTATTCAGCGGTGCAGTTCAGCAATCAGCTAGCCAACCTGTTCAACAGCGACTCGGCTAGGTACTTTGGTTACTCAAGAGTAACGATCGTTGGTATTTGGGGGCCAGCAAGCATTCCTGTTGACGTAAAGCAGGCTTGCGTTGTTTCCGTTGCCGCAGCGATGCGCCGCGATGTCGTAAACCTCGACCTTGGTGATGTGCTTAGCGATCCGCGTGAGCTTGGGCCCGATCGCCCAACAAACTACGCTCTGCCGGCCGCCGCGCTTCGCTTGCTGAGCCCTTACCGCCGTGTTGGGCTGTTGTGACCACCGCGACGTATAAGAGCACTGCGCCAGCGTTCAAAGCAGCCCTCTACGCTGCCCTGGCCGCTAACAGTGACCTTGCTGATGTAACGGTGTCTTATGGCGCACCGATCACGGGGCCACGCGAGTTCATTGCCCTTAGCGACATTAGTGGCTCGCAAGAGTTCGCAGCACTAGGGAAGCTAACGAAGGAAGAAACGTACACGCTTGACGTTTACGTGAGCGTTGTTCGTGAGGGCAACATGCAAAAAGAATGCACCGAAAGGTGCTTTGAACTTGCCGCCGAGCTCGAGGACTACCTGCGCGCAAATCCAACTGTTGGTGGCACGGTGCGTATCGCGCAGCTCAGCGCACCTTTCAATCTTGAAGAGTTCGCGGGCGACACGGCAAGGCAATCAATCCTCACGCTCGGCGTTGAGGCAGCAGCAAGGATCTAATGAAACTTAAATACGTGGGGCCGCAGTCAGCAATCTTTATTCCGCATCATGACGTGGAGTTTGACGTGGAGCGCGACGGTGTTGTTGACGTGCCGGCCGAGCTTGCAACAGAGCTACTAAAGCGACCTGACTTTGAGGCCGCGCAACCAAAGAAAAAGGCCGTGAAGGCCACTAAGGAGACTAAGTAATGGCTATTCGGTCAGGTTTGGCAGCACAGATTGG